GTTCAAGCTATAAACTCAGATGACGTTCATGTCATATTATATTCATGTCGAGACATGTGACCGTTCCGAAGAAATCGCTGCGAACCATTTTCTTACCGTAGCGAGTCATTACACCCTTACGTGGTGTGAAATCCTCTGGTGCGAAGATGGTTGGTGTGACAATGAGTGGAACGTATGGTGCGTAGACGTAACCGGTCTCGAGGTAGGAACCGCCCTTGTATCCGACGAGGATCTTGTTACGAACGAAGTAAGGATCCTTGTAGACTGTGAAGCGGTTGCTGAGAGAGCCGATTGCCTCTGCACCGATTGTGAATGGAGAAGCGACTTGACCTTCACCGTCGATGGAGAACTTTGGCTTATAGAGGACAGAGCTCTCGAGAATCGTTGCAACGTCTGGTCCGCAGACCATGAAGTTTGCAGAGCCACGGAGTGTCTTGCGGTGGATGGTGTTTGCCACGTCAATGATTGTCTCGACGAGGGTCTCGTACCACTCGCGAACCGTACCGGTGAAGGCTGGTCCGATTGAGAGGGAAGAGGAGAGTGCAATTGCTGCACCTGTTGCCTTGTTGACAAACTTGCCTGGTGCACGGGACCAGTAGTAGTTTGCTCCGTTTGCCTGTGTGACAAGGTCTCCAAGAATCTCACGGTCGATCTCAAGAGCAATTTGCTCGGAGAGGATTGAAGTGAGTTCCACCTCTGCATCCATTGAGTGGTATGCATTGAGATCTTGTGCGAGCTCTGGTGACCAGCGAGCGCGAAGCTTGCGGGTTGTTGCAGTGATCGCAAGAGACTCAATCTTGATATCAATCTCTGGAATTGCTGGGGATGGGGATGTTCCGAAGTCAGACTCGAAGGATGGGATTGTGAGGGTTGAACCTGTACCACCACCGTCGCCCGATGTTGAAACAACGGAATCAGACTTTGAGAATGTTACACGTGCTGAACCTGCTGTTAAGTTTACGTCACCATTTGTAACCTTGAGGACCAATTGGACGTAATTACCGTTAAGAGCATCTGGAACGAACTTGAGGGTTGCACCAGTTCCGGTTAGTGTTCCGCGCTTGTTGAGGCGGCGGAGGTTTAGAACGCCGTTTCCACCTTGGTATGTCTCACCCCACACTGCAGTGTCTGTACCGCTGAATACAGCGATTTGTTCGACTGCGAGGAAATCAGCACCAGGTAGTGCACTGGTTGGGACGTACGTGAAAAGTAAGTCAAGATCGTTATTTGTGAGAGCTGTTTCGACCTGTGCATCGAAGTCCATGAGACGTGCGTTAGAACCAGAGAAGTCTGTTCCTACTGCAAGAATACGGCCGTCTGACCAAGTGTCTCCGTTTGCTCCGGCATAAGAACCGGAGTAAACTGAACCAGCTGTAAGGCTCACTGCTGACAATGAACCTGTCACCTTTGAGTAACCAGAGCCAACGAGGTCATACATACCACCGGTTGCGAGAGATCCGGACTGGACTCCTCGGCCGCTTGGGTTGTTATAGATAGATTGTCCACGTGAGTAGGTCGCTTCTGTTGATTGACCTGCAGTCTGACCAACGTTGGTTCCGTAGGTGTAATCAAGATAGAAGATTAGACCTGATGGAAGGCTCATTGGTTGGATAGAAACGAGCTCGTTGGCGACGAGGCCACCGAACACGCGACGGACGATTGGGAATGCAATGTTGCTGAAACCTTGGATTTGTCCGGAAGAAGCAACGTTGCCGCCGCCTGAAGAAAGAGATGAACTCTCCTTAAGGACCTGTGCTGCTTGGTTTTCGAGAAGTTGTGACATCATCTCGCGACGTTGACCGTCAAGACCACGAAGAAGTCCTGTGCGGGACCACTTCTCCGTGAGGCGGGCGCGCTCTGCGCCGACATGGCGTTCGCGAATACCCTGTGAAAGTTGATCAATTGTAAAAGTCTTCATTTTTGTATCTCCTGTATACGTTTATCAAAAAGTTGTTAAAAGTTGTGACTCACTTGATTCCAGCGAGTCTTGCCCAACGCTCAGCCTCGGCTCCTTCATTGAGAGTCGTTGTTTGTGTTGAGGCCGCTCGGGTGGCCTGTGAAGAAGAACCTAGAACACGGCCCTCCGTCACAGTCTTACGAGGCTTGACAAGTGCTTTGGCAAGTGACTCGTAAACGAGCTTCGCTTCACGAATTGTCTCAGCACCATCAAGTTGCTCAATTACCTGTGCCTTCTGGCGAGCAGTGAGCGACTCTGTCTGTAGAATCTTGTTCGTAAAGAGTAGCTTAGCGTTGAACAGATTCGTCTCTGCCAACTTCTTGCGTAGCGTATCGGAACCTGCGCTAGCATCAGGTTTAGCAACGTTATTTGAACGTGTGCTGTTTTTTGCAGTTCCCTTAGAAAGAGACTCTGAAAGTTTATTAAAGCGAGTAACAGAACCGT